GCTGTGTTCTCAAGATGTTCTTTAATATGACAGTATCTCTGTAAACATTTTGTCTGTTCATATTTTCAAGAGCAGCCGCAATTGCTCCAGCGACTTGAGGTGAACTAACGGGAGTCATCTTGACAGCCGATAGTTTTTTGTCTTTTGCGTCAAGTAAATATAAAGCAACACCTAAGTTGACGGAGACGCATACTAAAAAGAGTATAACAAGATTAATTGCTGGCTTCATTGTCTTCTCTTGTTAGCGGTAGGACTGGAAACTTGATAGAATCTCTAGTCTTAGGATATGATTTCAAAGACTTCGGCCCCGGAGGGTTAGACTCTTCTGTGGTCATGGCGGTGATTTTTTCTAGACTGGGGACTTTGACATCTGTATCAATGGCCCATAGAATACCTTCTTTTTTAGCATAAGATCTCATCCGCCTCACTGGCACGATAAGATTAAAGGTTTCTCCAGCGCCACGAACAAGCATGCCAACATATTGACCGGCCTTTTCCTTGGTCCTCTCACTAAGGAAAACGCCTCCACCACTTGAACCCGGAAATGCCGTTACCGTAGTTTGGTCGAAAACTACACCATCTCCAGTTCCCAAGTCTAGAACTCTGCCAACTTGAGAACAAATTCCTCGCGTCATCGAGTTACTCCCAACTTGGCCTAGTAAAGAGCCTACATGATATAACTCAGTGCCAATGGCGACTGGCTTGCCAGAGTCTTTATAGAAAGTGGTGGTCTTGTCAATAAAACCTTTCTTTCTAACCATCAAAAGAGCCAAGTCTTCTCCGTTTTCAGCATCGGAATATTTAATAACCTTGGCTTCCATTTTGAATTCACCAACACGTCGTCCGTCTTCAACTAATTCTTTTACAATCTGCGCGTCCTTAAACTCAACAACCGTCTGAGGTTTTCCGTCTTTAATAACAACTCTTACAGATCTAAGACCATCAACAACATGCGCCGCCGTCCAAACAAAATTAACCTTCTGTTTGACATTTGGGGAGACTTCGACTTCTCGCGTAACGATTACGCCAGACCCCTCTCCGAAACCGGACTTAACCGTGACGGACACGTCCTGTAGATGCTGGTACAGCTTATTATCTTGCGCGCTCGCCATGGGCGTCATAGACAATATAGCTACTGTTAGAATGCAAAAAAGCCTTTTCATTGTCTTCCTTCCTCGTAATCTTCAGATTTAAAAAACTAGTTAACTACTTCTCCACCCTGCATACCTCTTTCCAACTCACGCTGTGGCGTATTGGCTTCGTTCTCGGCAACACCGGGGGCGACAGGTACGTTTGGCGTAGCAATAGGACGAAGCTCATCTTCTGTAAACTCACTACCGAGGGCAGGATGCTTGATCCACTCTATGGTTGGAATGTGGCTTACATCATAAGTATCAAAGTGAGACTTTGTCAAGAAGAATGGAGAATCTCCATCAAAAATCTTTTCGCAGTCTACCAGAGGAACTTGGAATAGTTCAGCCGACATTAAGCGATAACCTTCTCTAAATAGTTTCTTCATCTCGACAGCAGTTGATTCTGACCAATCGTTTGCCCAAGTGTTTTCTGATAGCTGGGCAATATTACTGAGAGCCTGAAGTCCAAGCTCAATCCATCTTCTGCAATAGTCGTTCTTGACATCAAAATATCTAATGGGATAAATCTTGAAAGCTCTACGCTCATGAGTAATATGCTGAGCTTCTAGTCTTTCAACATTATCTCTTTTAGTGTTGGTGTCAATTAGTCCGCATAGACGAACAAACATATTGTGATGCTGTTTGACAGCGCCTAGCGTCGGTGGACCGGGAACAAAGCAATCAGTGCGAACTGAAAAAGCCTGAAGATGCTCCCCAACTTTCTCAAAAACTCTAGCCATGGCTAGGTTATGAGTCTCTTTGTTGTCGCCAACATTAGGAATGGCCCACTTAACCCCGTTATACATGTAGGGAAGTATAGCGTCGTGAACTGGAATTACTAAATGATCTGACATTATTAATGTCTCCTATTCTATGTTATGTTTTTCTTTAAGTCTTTGTCTAAGCAATATATCCATTTGCGTCATGGTCATGGTCTGATCATTCTGATACTCATTAATCAATTCTCCAAATATGGTCATGATCTGTTCCGCCGTAGCGGTTTTTCTAGTGCTAAATGGCACGTTGGGTAGCTGCGGAGGTAATCCGTGAGCCGCAACTGGTTGAGGATAGTGGTACTGTTCGACCATCTGTGGCATTGGTAAACCGTATCCAGCAAATCCGGGGTTTAGCCTAAATCCGTTTTTTGCCAAGTCATCTATCTCGTGAGTTGTCCTTGGATCTGGCAGTTCTTCTGGAGGCATGATAAAATCGTTTTCATGCTTGTGTTTGTGGGTGTGAATATGCTCATGCTCATGCACATGCTTTTTTACACCACCCTCATCGTCGTGATGACAACCTCCATCAGGCATTACGGGTATGCTTTCGGGCACATCCTCATCATCAATATCATACCCATTATCTACAGATTCTTCCTCCTCTTTTTTCCTTTTTCTTTTTCTTCTTCTGTTGAGCAAAAAGGGAACGCCATATTTTAGAGCAAGCATTCCTATGCTGGCGCCACCAAGAGTAAAGCTAACATTCTCAACTGCGTTTCCATTACCTCCGGTAGCCTCATCAAGGTAGTGACCTCCACCGTCTTTGAGGTCATTAATAAGTTTGTCCTTATCGTTCACGAAGCCCAAAAGCTGTTCTATTCTAGAGCTTAGTGACTGTTTTTGTCCTTCAACTTTACCAAGAAGATCTCTTAATCCACGAATCTCATCTTGTGAATTTAATAAGTTGCTATTTGTCCCAGAAAGCTCTGCTTTAAGACTCTCTGATAGAGCTTCTAAGTTTGAAAGCTTTTCCTGTAATTCGGCAATCTTATCCATGTATTGCTGTCGCTCTTCATCAAAATTGTCTGGGGAGTCGGGGTCTACGGGACCACCCGGATCTGGTCTACCGGGCCAAGGATTAAATCCACCACCACCATCACCCCCTCCTCCATTGGGTGGTTCTGGTCTTGGAGGTTTTGGTGGGGGAGGGCATGGGTTAAGCGGACACCAAGGAAACAGACCGTTGCCTTCGTATAACTCTCCAACTCTAATCCCACGATAATACTTTGCTGTGTCTGCATAGCTACCATCTGGAAACTTAAGAATAGGGCAGAACATAAAGTGACCTTCTTCGGTCTTTCTAAGGCCACCCTCATCTGGAATAACCACATGGTCTTCAATCTTACGATCACAATGAGGGCATCTGCTCAATAATCTTTTTGGTTTTTTTTGATTATTCTCTGCTTTATCTTCATTGTGAGCGGCGTGTGTTTCTTCCTTTGAAGTAGCTTTAGGTTCGGTTTTTTCTGAAATTACTTCATAAGAAGCCTCTATAGCATGACCCTCGCCATTCCCGTCAAGTATTTCGTAAATTTGTTTCAATGATAATCCAGCACCATAATCAGTAGGTCCGTCATCACTGTAAGCACCGTCTCCAACTCGCCAAGCAAGAAGAATACCAATACGAGTCTGTATTTCTCCATCCTTGTCTTTAATTAGTATTAAGACTCCACTTCCAGACTGACCGCCGATAGGTGCGGCATTAAAGCTGACGGTAGCCCCGTGATTTTGGATCACTCTACCTTTCCAAGCACAGGCCCATTGTGCAGAGGGGCAACCGCCAGCCATAACTTGATCATTTGACTTAATTACAGTCCCACGAGGGGCTAGAGGAATAACTCTAGGGGGGTATCGACCAAAATACTTTTTTTTAACCGAAAGGACGGCAAGATCTAATGCAGTACCATCTTTATATGCCGCATACTCTGTCTTGAAGGGTATCATGGCAGATTTATAGCCATCTTGAAAGAATTCCACATGCCCCCTAGAGGCACGTCCAACGACATGACCATTTGTGAGAATGTAGAAGTTGTTTTCATCTTCAGCAAAGACTATTCCGCTACCTCGGGCATCTCGGGCGTTTACTCTACACACCGCCTCTAGAGATTCATCCATTGTTAGGGCTTGTGCGATTGCTGTTTCGCTATTTAGCAAAAACCCCAAGAAGAGGGCTGTTAAAAAAAGGAATTTTTTCATTATAGAATCCTCAAGGGACTTTCGCCCTGATTATTGCGCCTAAAATTATAAGTGAAAGAGCAAATCCTATAACAAGGAGAAATACATCTCCCATTACCAATCCTTTTCGATAGTAAATTTATATTGAAAGATAGATGATCTTGCAAGATCTGCTGGTGTGACAGCGGAGTCGGCTAGGTATGGAACTGGGTCAACATACGCGACTCTATATGCATACGCTACAGCAGTACTACACACAAACACATTTGTGGGATCATCGTCTTTTATATTTTGTTCTGCTAATCTACAAAAGGGTAAATAATGCTTACCCAGCTTCCAAAAATTTTTCCATCCGTAAGGAAGACCTGTGATGTCTTTCATAGCGTCCGCTATTTTATTTGCAACATCATCAGTAAATATATAATCATTGTCTTCAAACTCAATATGTCTAGCCGCTCTAAATACGTCTACGTTGTTGGGATGCGTTTCGATAACTCTTTTAAGAGATACGGCTCTACCTCCCTTGAATTCTCTAAACTCTACACACTGAAGATCATCGTCGTCCCAGTGAGCCATCCCTACGTGGCTATGAACTCCACTGCTATACCTTTTTATCAACCAAGAAACTAGTCCCTCACCACGAAACAAAAGAACATCTGACTCTTTTATCTGATTTTCTGCTTCGTGGTAAGGAACAAAGTTCATAACTATTTCTCTTCTAATTTTTTCTCTATTCTATCCAAAATATCAGCGATCCTTCTTTGGTCGTTGACTATTTGGGTCATAATTTGCTGCATGTCCTTCTGAGTTTCCGCCCAGCTTCTAGGAACATATACCAAGGGGGTTCCATCAGAGTCCTGACGAGATACTACCTTGTAGGTATGTTGTATCCAGTCCCTTTCTTCGTCCACCAATAAAGATTTTTGGGGAACGGATTTTAAGATTAAAATCTCAATAACCTTGCCTAATCCCATCACGATAGCTACTATTGCTGCTAGTGTCGGAATAGATAAAATGTCTGATTCCATTTCAATGTTCTCCATGGGACAGAGATTAAAAGAGGGGGGATGACTATATGGCCCTCCCCCCTCCATGAAATCAATTGCAGGTGATTAGCCAGTCTTGGCGTTATAATCATCCTGTGTTGGCGTCTTGCCAGTTTCGAGGTAGACAAGTTCGCCCGGAACTGCCAGAGTTGGCAGGGCGTCGTCGTCTACTAGGTCACTTGCATTTCCATCGCCAATATCCCAGAAGTGGGTTGTCTTTAACGTAGCAGGAACTCCTGAAATCCAGTTATGTCTTTGGTTAGCAACGCCAACCCAAGAGAACTGATTAGCAGCCCATTTGGTCAAAGTCTTCGCTCCAAACTGAGTCTGAGCGGAATGAATAGACCTACGGTTAAAGTCACCCGCACCACTCTGTAGCACGGTGTTGCTGGCTCCGCTAAGGGTAACAGCAACTCTCATCATCACAAACTGTGGATCAGATGAAGTTCTGTCTTTTCCTGCGGGGGTAAAAGCAAAAGTGCCACCGCTAACCGCCTTTTGTGTGGTGTAAACACCAGCACTAAGCAGTTTTGGTAGGTTCATGCCTCTGTTTGCAACAACAGGATCTGTTACGTCCATCACGGCTAGTGCTTTTGTGATGGGGTTTCCTTCTGTGGTGGTGGTAGCATCTGTGATGCCGACCATAGCTCCACCCTGCTTTTGCGCTGTAAAAGCGCCTCCAGTAGTGTTGAATAAAAATGCTGTGGGAACTGCCATTGTAACCGCCTTTCATATATGCGGTTCTTTGATGTCCTTTTATTCCTATATAGAGAGATCCAGTCCTAAGATATTATACACCATTTTGTTGGTGTTCTCTTGTCAAAAGAAGACCACCAGAATATTCTTTAGCCTTTTTGAAAACCATAAGTTTGTCAAAATACTCGACATCATCGGAATTATTGGAGCTAATGTAGTCAATCTGGCCATTTGGAAATATATATATAGCCCATAATTTTTGTGAGGATATTTTAGATTTTATGTCGTCAACAGCCAATTTGGTATCAGCATCTAAAGAAAGTTCTTCACGATTTTCCGTATGTTTACCACAAATAGCCCTTTCTATTTCAATTCTCACATCTTTAAAGTCAAAAAGTTTAGCGACCCCAACAAAAAACCTGTATCGAGTAAGAATCTTAAGAGCCTCAACACCTTCAATTTCTTCTATTAAGCTTTTTATTTTAGGTGTTATATTGAAGTTCGTATGACCCAACCAGCAATCAAATTGGTTGCTCGGTTTATTTCTATCATACACTTCATAAACGCCCATGGGGGTTGCAACTACTTTTGGCAATTCTTGAGATAAAGCCTGTTGTAGTTCTTCCATGGTATATCCCTCTTCTGGATCTAGAGGGTCGGATTTTGCAACGTCGTAACTCTTATCCTCCACCAAGTCATCTTCCCATTTCTCCCAAGCTAGTTCTCTGTTTGACATGTCTTTTCTCCAGAGATTTATAGGTCAAAATAGATCGCCACTATCACCCGGTCGCTCAATAACTTCTGTTGGCTTTATCAGTGGCGTTGAGTTTTCTTTCTGCTGCTCTTGCTTAGACACATCAATCTCCTGCGTTAAGTGTAACTGGTATAGTTCCGTTATTCTAGCGAGAAGATCGGTGTATTCGGCAATATTTTCCTCCTCCTTACATTGATCGTAAATTATCTCAAGAATATCAGAGGAAAAAGTACCGCAGTTGACGTTAATATATAATTCTGCAAACAGATTCTTTAAATTCGAATCTTCTTTCCAAGAGCAGGTAACGAACGTGTTAGCATCTTTGTCAATAAAAAAAGATATCTCCCCAACTACATCTAACTCTTCTTCGGGTTCAGGTTCGGATTCATGTTTTTTTTTAGAAAACAACATCCCCAACCTGTGTAATAATCTCTTCATAATATTCATATTCGCCGTTCTCATTTTTGTACACGTCAACAAAAGTGCTCCACTCGCCCATTTTTGGATCAAAAACAGAGTTAGCTAGACAAATGTAGTTGAGGTGTAGCTGTGGAAGCTGATTGTCTTCTTTTACCGTTTTGGCACAAACAAATTTGAGATGTGTCCAATCAATATCGTAATCAAAATATTCAGAAAATAATTTTTCTACACAGATCAACACATCTTTTGCTCCTGTTAAATAAATGTGCGGTGGCCTCCCTTGGTCTACTAAAACTTTCTGTGTGTGAAAGTCACCAGAAGATCCGTATGTCGTCACTCCCAAATTTATTCTTACAGGATATTTAAAGAAGGTCATCCTAGCTTCTTTCATTCTGACCAAGAAGACCGTTTAGACGTTCTAAGACGCTCTCTGCGTGGTCATGATCCTCTAACGCCTTCACAGACTCTCCTACAACGTCAGGATGCTCTCCCACACCAACGGGTTTCGATGTATAGAGGGCAAATCTAGCAAGAGCTTCTGTGCTTTTAGCCACAAAATGCGCGCGAACAGCATCAATTATAAGGTTCGGTTGCGATTCTATTGATTGTGGGTTTTGTGGTTGTCCTTCCATTAATCTCTCCTTTTTTTAAATATCTCTATGATCCTTACAGCAGGGACAATTATCATCAAAACATTCTTCCGTACAGTCGCATGGCGTGCAACAAGTCTGGCATTTGCAAACCTTTTCACCATCACTCAACGCTGGGCAGGTGTGTCCTACGTGAAAAATTGGACAAAGCTGAAGGCTCCACCCAATAACAACGCCGCTTAAAAGACAGCACCAGTGAGCTTTAAGTAAATTTAGCATGTTGATTCTCCTCATTTGTTACATATCTGGTAAGGTATTTTTCGTACAGAGTGGGAATTCCTTCCCGAATTAGACGATCTGATTCTATCCTCTCCTCGTGGGATAGTCTGAATTTGTGATGGTCTTTTTTGTTGCCGCCGGTAATTGATGGTCCTAACGACGAAGAGTATAGACTGATGGATTTAGTTTTGTGGTCTTCGTAGTTTGACATAAACTTTTCAAACACAACTCTTTCGCACCCTATAAAATTCGCTAACTCTAGGATGATTTTCCTTGGTTCGGATATTAGATCTTCATAATAAATATGCATTTTTTTGTTCGGCCAAGAGTCATAAATCTCTATTCCTTCTGTATATTCTTTGTTAAGAGCTATGTCGGCAACTTTTTCTGGCGTTGCTTCTTCTTCAAATAGTTGATGTCTTAATATTGCCTCTTTATAGTCTCTGACCATAAAGATCATCCAATAATTTTCGTTCCAACTACTTATTCCACGATGACCCGGAAAACTAGCGCCTCCATGAGCCTTTATGTAATTAGAAACACCAAAACATCCACATATATATTCTACCCACGTGTTGCCAGATCTTGGATGTCCTAATCCGTAAATATTTATCATTCCTCGTCTTGTTCCTTTGGAACGCACTTGCCGTCCTTTTCTACATATCCTTCATTGCAATTTGGAGGATAGCCAGCCTTTTCGTCGGCATAAATCTTAGCAGCTTTATTTAAAATGTGCTCGTCTTTCATAATTTCACCTTTAGACTCTCTAATAAAAACTAAAGTTCTTCCACTCTTTTTATAAAGACCTTTTCTGGAGTATTGGTAAAGTTCTCCAGTTCTAACATCCTTGTAGATAAATACCGCAGCAGAAGATTCGTTTGGTTTATTGGGATTTGGAGAGGGCATTTATTATCTCCCGTGCAGAGTTATTCCAAGAATACTTTTTTGCGGTTTCCAATCCTGCATGGTTTACACCAAGAGTATTGTTTTGTTTTGATTCATGGATTAATTGCATATGTTTAGATATTGATTCGATTTCGGATTCTGATATTTTAGCCCAATTGCCCTGACCTTTAAACCATTTTCCATCAAAGGCTTCTTCTTTTTCTTTAGCCTCGACAAGTAGACAATTTTGTTCGTTACAGAATTCCGTATGGGCAGAATAGTTGGTTGCTATTACATGCTTTCCACAAGCCATCATTTCCAGTAGCTCTAGATTCCAGCCCTCTGCTCTGGCGGGGAAGACTCCGCAATCAGTTTTCCTCATTATATTATACACATCTTTTTGTGACTGCTGGCGTGGAATGATGAAAACTTTCTCGCCCAAATCAGATGAGGTATATAAGTTCTGCCATTCTAAATTCTCGTTTTCAGAAAAAAATATGTTGGTACATAACATCCAAAGTTCTACGTTATCCTCCCTACTAAAAGCTTTATTGAATGCTTTCACTAAAATATCGTGACCCTTCCTAACCTCCCACTTTCCACAGTTAAAGAAAATAGTTTTCTTGTCATTGTCTGGTTTATCCTGAAATACCGATGCAAAAAGACCAGAATCAACACCTAGTGGTATAACATGTATATTTTCTTCTGACACAACCTCTTGTTCTATACAAACATCTTTAGCCCAAGAAGAACAAACAAAAATTTTATCTAGATGTCGTAGGTGATGTCTCTCAATATCGTTGAATCTGTCTAGTTCAAATATGGGAAATCCTATTTTTAAACCAGACCCCACAAATTGCGCCATATCATTCTGATGCCATATCCTAATGCATGGTGCTGTAAAGTCTGGAGTGTGCGAGTTTTTTATTGCCGTCTTTACTAAGTCGTGATGTGATGGATCGCACTCTGGAGCACCTATAGGCCAAAAGGACACTTCCGAAAACTCGGAAAGTGCCCTTAAAATATTTAAACCAACTAGACCGTAGCCCAGTTGGTTTATTGGAGATATAAGGTTTACTTTGCTTTTCATACTAATTTCATTTCCCGCCAAACGAAACAGTTAATAGATATCCATAGAAGTAATTCAGTCTCTAGGGAGGGATGGAAACTATTCGTCGCTGCCGTGAAGACTGCCCCAAACATGAACCCGTAGGCGACATATTTAGAATAGTCTCCCAGACCTAAATCAAGTCGAGACATTCTTAACCCCAGCTTCAAATTTCATTTTATCCCTTGCCTATAAATAGGCATCCGCAAGAATCAAGCAGACAAGAATGAGAAAAAGATATCCTTCAGGACACATTACTGCCGTCTTGTTTTCTGTACCAGATTAATCTGGAAGAATCGTAACGATTGGGATCTGCTAACCCGCTATCTACACGAGATTTTTCAGTAGTGTAGTAGCCATGCTCATCATGCAGCACAACCTTATTTTCATCATCAAGTTTTTTTGTCTCTTCTTCATCAATCATCTCCGCATGACTTCCGTAGCGAGACCTGTACTTATAAGCCTCTGGC